CTTCGTAAAAATCGTACTCTTGATAAGCTAGACCGAGATCGGACATTGTAACTCCTAGTTGTTATTGTAATTGACGGGTTTTCCTCCATTTCGCTACAGCGCTTTCAGTTTTAGCTTCCTTCGCTGTTTTTCTAACATAACGATTAGCTAAGTCACTAGAAGGATGGGCTTCAGCTATTCGCTGTAAGTTTTCATTCCATCCATCATCATTTTTAATTCTTGAATCCAAACCTACCCCTGCCACAATGTTAATGCCATCGAGCACAGAAGTAAATTGAGGATTATCTTTGAGAAAAGAAACCTTCTCTTCGTAGGACATAATCTCTTCGAAGGTTTCATTGGTAGAAGTGTCTTTGAAAGTATAGGTCGGCATTATCCTACAGCGGCCTCCGCAACGCCTTGCTGCAAGGACTGCTCAAATGAATCGTAGAATACACCAAACACATTTTTAGCATTCAAGTTATGGTACTCATCTTTGTTGCCGTATCTAGGAACGACAAACTTGAATTTCACTTTATTGTACTTATGCGCTATAAACTGCATGTACTTTACTCTATTTAGATTATCATTGTACCTAGAACGCGTCTCAGGGCCGTATGCGTTAGTTCCATCATAAAGATTTCCAAGAGAGAGTTTGGGAGACCTCATCATAAAGTCGAATCCTAAGCAGTATAAAACGTTGTGTCCTGCCTTTATTGCTTCCAGCATGGCATTGACCCCAGCATTGGATCTGAAACGCTGATACTGGTTGTACTGAGGGTCCTCGAACTGCTCTTCAAATGGAGGCACAATGAACTTTTCTTTTGGAAAATCACTTGCAGTTATCTCTTCGATAATAGGAGGGTCAATTGACACCAAAAAGTCAATAAGGTCGGGATAGTCTCTATACAAGGCATTGCACCCGTATATTGTACCGTTACCCTTTAGCTTTGTTATATCGAACTTCTTTCTGCTTGGACCATTACCAATAATAAATGCTACTTTTTCCATTTCTCTTCAATCCCAGGGAACGCTTTCCTCACTACACTCTCTGTTATATCTTTGAGCTCAGGTGGCAACTTCTTGTTCTTTACAGCTAGAAGAAGTTTGGCGTCATTAGCATCAATGGCCTCAAGTATTTGAATAAACATAAGCTCACGTTTGTGAGGACGAAGCTGTTCTCCATCTGGAATGTTTAGACAATACTTTAAACGACGAACGTCTGCCTTGAGCACATTCTGTGCGTCAATACCTGGATCAACAGGAGTAAAAGGAGGATCGGTCTCTGGAAGTAGAAATTTGATATTTGGATTGTAGACTAGATCGAGAATAACCTTAATAGCAAAGTCATTCTGATAAGCAGACAATGCTTCAGACCTTGCTTTATTACCATCGAGTTTAGCTATTTTAAGAAGGGTTTCATAAATTGATTCATTCATTGCTCATTCACTTCATTTTCAAAATATTTTCGTGCTTGTTTACCAACTGTGTTAGTAAGTATGTGGTCAATGTCTTTGCTATTATATAGTACGGACTTAATTATCTCCAGGGAATACATGTACCGCACGATAAACTCTTCATCATCAACGTCGTACCCGTTGTTGTGAAGTTCGTTAACTAAACCGTGGCCAATTTTATCAACAAAATCTTCAATAAAGGCTTTAGACAACTCCTTCTCATAGAAATCATCAACCTGCTGTTGAACTGGCTCAGTTCTAGTTCCTGGAAACTGTATTACATTGCCCATTAACATATTTATCAACTCTTAGGAAGCAGACTTCTAATTAATGAGTCCCACTGCTGTATCCTCGACTGCCAAGTATAGAATCCATCGACATAGGCTTTTTGAAAGTCTAGTCGATTATCCATTGAGTCTGTATTCATCTGTTGAATAGTTTGATTTAACACTTGCAGGAAAATGTTAGCGTGGATATTTACATCTTCGTGCATTCCATAGGTAATACCAAACCCAGCAAGTGTCTCGGGCAATGCAGCAAAGTCTGGAGCAACAACTGCACATCTAGCAGACATTGCTTCCATTGCTGCTATACACGATGTCTCTGGCCAGATAGAAGGAAATGCGAAAATATGTGCTTTCTTCAGTGCTTCTCGAACTACCTCGTTTGGTTGATAGCCGTGGTAATTTATTTTTGGATGCTCTCTGCATTGTTCGAATAAATGTTCGTAGTCTGCATCTCGTTGACCCCAACCATAGATGTCGAAACTCGAATAAACATCTAAAGTAAGATTGTCATGGTGCTTACATAATTCAATAAACACAGGAACTAGAATATCTAAGCCACGGTGTGGTGTTGTGTGGTAGATTAAATTGATTTCATCGGACGCTAAAGGCTTAGTGTGCTGTTCGATTGGTTCAATACAGTTCTTTAAGATTACATACTCGCTGGGCTTAAGTCCATAGGCGAGCTCATACTGAGTCTTTTGAAAGTTGGATACGAACACCAGCTTTTTGAATCTCTTGCGACTGTCCTCATCAGCAAGATGCTGTGACTCTGGATCATTAAACATATCGTGCAGCCATAAGATAGCAGGTCGGTCATTATCAACGTCTCGCACACGACTACAAATAATTTGTACTTTGTCCCTGATCTCCGGATCCAGACGATCATAAAGACCGTGCTTCATCATCTCGGTGCCACCCATAGCATTCTTGGATAGCTCATCGGTAGTCACACCACCAAAAGAAAACTCGTCTCCCTCTGGCTCCATGTCAGGTGTATCGTCAATAATTTTTAATTTAGTACTCATTTTCGCTCCAGATATTCAACTAGCTCTTTGTATCCACCAACGTAGATGTTATCGTCCATTATCTGTGGAACTGATTTAGCACCAGGTACTAACTCTTTAAGTTGCTCTACTGTAATGTCCACATCAAGCATCAGCTCATTATACTCAATACCTTTTAACTCTAAAATAGACTTAGATGTTTCACACCACTTACAACCTGGTCGTGAATAGATAGTGATCATTGCTTAAACCCCACACTTTCTCTAACAATATCATCCCCGATAAGCTCAGCATAGTAAAGCTCAAATGCTATGCAATCTTCCAGGACCTCAAACTGATGGAAGACACCTGGCGGTACAATACAGTAGTCACCGGTCTCTAAGATAGTCTCGTCGACGAGGTCGTATCGGTTTTGCCATTCTCGAATTAACAACTTACCGGACTCTACAAAGAAACCATTGGTCTTACTTTGGTGCGCGTGTTTACTACACACTCCACCTTTCTTAGCCTCGATACGATGAAACTCTAACACGCCAGGTACCAGAGCTACCAGTTTAGTTTCACCCCACACCTTACCCTGCTTCATTCCCAGTTCTCCGATTCCCACATTTGTATCACATCCGAGAATCCAATCTGCAAAGGACTGTACTCGTTGAGAACGTCGTTTCTAAAATGCTCGAGCTCATTAATTTGATCTCTAGTAAGCTCTTCAATTGAATCTACTGCGTAATGTTCTGTTACTTGTTCGAACACCAACTCGTTTATAATACGTTCTAAGTACTCTTCTGACTTGTGAATACGATTCCATTCAAATGCCATCTATTTCCTCCAGCACATCATCGTTTATCATATAAGGTTTTATAGCAGCCATTGCGTCTTTGCAATGATTACATGGTACTTGACTGCCACATGGTTTGTCTCCTACAAAGTAATACGTTTGCTCTCGTCCAACATAACCAGTTTGATCTGGATGAATAACTCCACCGTATATTACAAAGGCTGGCTTGTTTATTGCTGCAGCAAAGTGATGTACTCCGCCTTCGCTTGTAACAATAGCCTTGCTCAAGGACATTATAGCAAATGCAACTCGAACATCATCTTCCAATATATTCGTTGCATTGTCAAGCATTTTTTGGTTGTATTTAACATGACCTGAAACATCTTGTACAGAAGCAGCGGGTTTAATTCTAACTACGTTTATTCGTTTACTGAGTAGACTAGTAAGCTGTTGCCAGTTTTTAAAGCCCCAGTCCTTGTTAGTAGATAGGGTTGTATTTTTAGTATCCGGATTTACAACTACAAAGGGCTTACCGTTTAGGTTGTGCTCTTTTAGTATTGCAATAGCTCTTTTGTGTTCTTCGTTTGTAATTATATAAGGAGCCGGCTTTGGTTGATAGTTTTTGTAGATAATCTTACCTGGGCCCCAACCATTAATATACCACCTGTTTCCACCAGGCTTTCTAGGTACTTCTAGCTTTTTCTTAGGACCACTATAGTCTGGAGCAACTACCCAGTCATGACCAATCCACATTGGACTGTACTCTCGTCCATCGTGAATTACAACATCAGGATTTTGTTTATGGACTTCAGCAGCTTCTCCTAGCCACATCATGTCATCACCTAGACCCATTCTTTCTCACCCAAACATTATTACTTGTTAGTTGATAAGCTCCAATGAACTCGTGCTTATCCCATTTCCAGTTTTCAATTATTGATAGCAAATAATTGTCACCAGTCCAATACAGATAGTAGGTCGTGCCTACTTTAGGAACAAAATTGTAGTGCGCATTGTACACCATTTGTGTGTCGTTAGCTAGCTTTACTAACCTTTGATACTTGTCATTAAGTTGATCAATCTCACTCTTAAAATACTTCTCAGCGTTACGTCCTCGATCGTCTTTAAACTCTTGAACCTTAGGAAGTTCAATTGGAGGAGCTGATGGTACAGTACCATACGGTAGCAAAGCTGTATTGCCTACAGTGCTCATACATCATACAAAACTTTAGGTGACCTGTAGTTGCCCCATTCAATATCTCTAGCAAACACTTCTTCGACATAGCTAACGGTCTCGGTAGTATGATAATGATCATAACTATCAATTGGTTTGTTGCTAGTATGTTTAACTGGTAACGACCCTTCCATTGTTTCCGTATTACTAACTTCTTTTAACCACTTTGTGTTTAGTTTGCTCTGACATATAATCTGTGGATTAACGCAGCTATCAAACCATTCCATTTGAGGTTTGGTTGTAATATATTTGTCAGCTCTATGTTGAGTGTTTAGAAGCCAGTACTCAAATCCTCTATTAAGTACTTTCTGATCAGCATCTGTATTGTACTTTGGCTTTCGTAGTCTATGCAAGTACATTGATACCATTCTTTGGAAAGGGTTACGAACTACACCAAATACAGTAAAGTCTTTGAAATCGTGAACGCCACCATAAATGTCCATTAACGTATTGATGGTAGTACTATAATAATAGTGGTTATCGTCCCACCCAGTACGTCTAAACCCAAGTTCGTCTCGCAAGTCTTGAACTTGTTGTAAATCTTTAGTACGTTTAAGATAGTCGAGCATTGCAACCCCACCAGTCTTAGGTACATGAATAAAGATAAACTTTTTTGTTAAAGAAAAATGACTCATTAGTTTGCCACGAATAGAAAGTCACCATCATGTAGATGATGAAGGTTATGGACAGCATCGATTGCTTGAGCTACATCAGTAAAACCGGCTTCACCGCACTCAACCATTTTAGTTTGTTCACAATCATAGTACAGTATACGGTAGTCTCGGTCAACAAAGAACTCAAAGATTGTTTCGCTACTAAAACCAATCTTATCACACCATGGTTGGTACACTTCAACCATCATAGTAGGACGATCTCTTTCAATTAGTTTTGTAGCTCCTTTGAGTACATCCAACTCGTATCCTTCCACATCAACCTTAATGAATCCAACGTTAACATGGTTTTCATTGTCTAACGCTACACCTGGTACCTTAACCGCTTCACTTTCAACTAAAGGCATTTGACTAGTCATTGACAATCGGTTGACGTCGACAAACAACTCTACGTCTTTATTTTTATCTGTCACGGCTTTATTGACTAACGTGACGTTGTCTATACCTTTGAGATTTGATTGGAGTATCTTAAACAACTCTGGCACAGGTTCGTACGTAACCACGTTGTTGTACTTTGCATGAAAATATGTTTGGTAACCACTGTTACCACCAACATCTATAGTTAGTCTATCGGGAGTAATATAGTCTGGAAGTACTCTAAGGATAGAGCTGGTTAGCAGCTTATCATAAAGTCCGGTTCTCCACTTACGTCTATCAAGCACTTGTTGTGATAACATCATTACCTCATTATAATTTGGAGATTAACTCTTTCACCTTCGTCGCACAATCCACCTCTATGAATTGTCTGAGCTGGGTCAAACAAGATGCAATCTGCTTCTTCGCTTGTATACTTATGCATGTTGTTTAGCAGTATGTTTGAGTTGTCGCTTCCATCTTCAAAGTATCTTCCCATAATTACATTCTTAGTCATTACGTCTGGAAAGATCGACATGGCCTTCCTATGATCAGGTGAGCTAAGATAGTTACCAACGCTGTTACCACATGCAATGATTCTTTCGAACTCAGGATGATACCATCTATTTGATTTTGGAACGGTGGTAAACGGACCGTTAGTTTCTGTCACTTCGTTTAAGTAAACAATAGCCTTCATTACATTAAACTTTGGATCCATGTGAAAAGAGATGGTTTTAGGATTGCCTGGAACATCATTCAGGGTTTGATAGTGGTGGCTATCGTTTGGTCTGGCTACATGAAGTGCTACTGTGTCTAGTTTTAAGTTTGCCTTTGTTTGGTTGTACTTCGATACAGCATCAAACACGCCATGCATTTTAAATAGTTTGTCTACTAAGACAAACGCCTGGTGGTTTTGATCGAGGACTTTCATACGATCATAGGCATCAAACTTAGTTGGAGACGTTCTCCTATCAGGCTGGCCTCGTAACTTTTGTATATCGCTATTACATGCAACGATCAGTTTGTACATCTCATCTGGGTTAATTTTAAAACCAACACACCCATCTAGATTAAATTGATTGTACAAATCAGAGTCGGGTAGATCAGTGCGGTCTACTTGCTTATTGCAAGAGTCAAAATAGATAGCAGCTGTCTTTTTAATTCTGTTGCCTTGTGCTTTAACTATTTCTAGCTGGTTTGGAGTAAGAGATACTTGCAACAGGATTTGTTTAACCAACTTATCATACGCGATATTAAACTCAGTTGACCTATATGAATAGAATGCATTTTCTAGTGGCATAATATTGATGTCACCAGGAAACAGTGACTCGGTCAAACCTAAGTCACTTAGCTGTGGAAGTAAAAGACCATGGTCTCTGTTAAGGTTTGATAGTATCATTTAGAAATACTAAGCCTCTCATTTGCACGAACCTCTTCAATGGACTTTTCTTTTTAAGGTTCATAGTAGATGAGTTACGGAGCTCAGTAGTAAGCACCAGATCATGTGTGAAACCATACTGCTTGAACTTTTCGATCCAATACGGTTCTTCTTGCAGATTAACGTGATGGTGGCCAGGAGTGCCAGGAGGTGCGTATGTTACAACAATTACCTTACAAGCCTTAAACGAAGGCATGTAGTTGTCCATATACTTTTCGTAGACGTGCTCTACAAACTCTACCGACCAACCAATGTCGAACTTTTCGTCGGGGTAGAAAGGCTCTATTGAGAAGTCGTGCTTATGTACACGATCTTTAACAACTGATGGGTCTCCATCGATACCTTGTGCGTTGAGGCCTTTTGACAAAGCAATGTCTATCATACCTCCTGGACCACAACCAATATCTAAAAAAGACTTTGGCTGGAAAGTTTTAATTAACCAAGCCAAAGCTCCTTCGTCGATGTTGGTGCGATTAAGATGTCCACCTAAGTGATCACTCATAACAGTTCTCTCAGTTGCCTCCAAGGCAATCCATTTTCTATTTCACTGACATGCCATTGGCAATGTGCTAAATTATATAGCCATTGGTCGCGAGGCGGGCATTCTGGGTTGTCTATACCATCTACAGTATGAGGAGCTATGTCGTAAGCAAAGCTACCTGGATTCATTGCAATGGTTGGACATCCATTGAGCAAACTATCTACTGCAAGTCCGCTTGTATATGTTACGGTGCATCTCGCTTCTCTTAAAGTTGGTACTAGATTTTCAGCGGTACCCATTTGGAAAGATACGTTAAGAAGGTTCTTTACCACCTCTAATGGTTCGACATCCCAATTACGTTGCAACTGAGGTAATCTTACTACAATTGGTTTGTCAGTCTGAGTACGAATAGCCAGACAAGTATCACGACACCACTTCTCAATACTTGCTCCTCTCAAACTTGCATCCTGTGGAAGCTGAAGTGCAACTACGATGTTCTGATTACCATTGAGGTGGTATGTAGGTAGTTGGATACCAAAGTGCTTGCGTAGGATATCCCACCGTTTAGAACAATGGTTGTTACCGTTGTGGAATGTACCAGTGTCAGCTAGGAAGCCACCAATCCCAATCCTATACCAATCATCATCCATCACATCCTTTACAGGACCACGCCCAATAATTGGTGTCTCGAGAACAATAAACTTCTTTGCTTTACTGACAATGTTACGTTTGACCCTGTGATGAGTCATGTCACGGTCTTTCCATGATCCAAAGATCACAGCAACATCACAATCGTAGTACTCTTCGTCATACGATAGGAACGCATCATCACCACTATCAATTACACCAGTAGCAAACTTCATTAATGTCTGTTCAAACCTTGGGTGGTTTGCAGACTTACCATAGATAGTAACTTTCATCGACCAATAATATTATATTTTACTTTATTCTCTTGTAGTTCTTGCTTCAGTGCTTTGTAGTCAAACCCAAAGTTGGATGCATACGAAGCGTAGGTCTGAAACTCTTTTACAACATCCTCTCTCGGATGCTCCTTAGGCTGACCGGTGAACCAACCAGGACGCCATGGCTGTGTAGCCATGTTAGTAAAGTGAAGTTGGTAGATATCGCTTAACCGATAGTTCTCTCCATCAAGTACATTCCACTTTGGATCCAAGTCATGTACTAAATCGGAGTTACCAGAAAACTTACGAATGAACCTGTGATGGGTTTCAGCAATGTTCTTCATTCGGTTTAGTGGTAATGCATACTGTTCAAATGCAGCACAGTCAAACACCATCACACAAAACTCGTGACCGCCAAAACGATTACCTCGTCTAGCTGCTATTGGTTTACCTTCCATGTCGATCTCTATAAGATCAGCCATGTCGCGATAGTTAATCATATCACAGTCTGTGTAGATTGCTCTACCTTTAAACTCACAATACTCTGGAATGGCCCATCTAAAACCAGAGAAGGGTGTAGACCACATTGGTGTATTCCATCCACCCCACCAGCTATCTGTATCGTTTGTTTGTCGCATCCAAACAATATCAAGCTCACGAGTACAGTTCTGTCTTAAGCTGTACTCATAAGCACATTCAATTTCAGCATCCTCTCCGTTAGACGAAGACCCAATAAAAATCCTTACATCATCATCCATAAGTCACCTCAATGTACGGTTGGCGATTCAAACTCCATAAGAGAAAAGGGTTCAATTAAATCATGATTGGTTGTAATGTATTCCATCATTTGCATGTAATCATTATCGTCTAGCGCTGTACGATACAACCTCATTGCCAAACCAATCATAGTACCAGCTACTGCAATGCTACTATGCGTTGTACACTTTTCCATGACCATACTAAACATTTCCTGGTATAGCTCCATGGTTTGTTCTTCGAGCTGTTCGTTAGAATATTCTGACATGCTACTCTCCGAATTTGTAGTTAAAGAATTCAATTTCTTTCTTATACATTGCCGATACTTTATCTATAAGGCGTTGATCAGTGTACATTTCAGTATAGTGTTTTTTACGAAAGCCAGACTTCTTCCTGGTACCTGTAATCATCTCCTTGGTCAAAGGTAACCCAAACTTATCATTAAACAATGATACCAACGAGTCAGCTAACTCACTGTACTGGATTACCTGATCGACCTGCAGACCACTATCATCAGCATACAGTGCCCAATCCATAGGGGCAGCATACCATGAACCAAGCATATTGTCCACAAAATAATCAAAAGGAACGCCTTTGAAATCTGGTTCTCTCTCCGTCTTCCAAAAGTACTCGCTAACTGCTTTCTCCCATGGATTGCGTTCAACCGTAAAGGTGTGGTAACTAGACCACGTGTCACGTCCAACTAGATCCTGAATCATGTGCCATGGCTTATGACCATCTGGCTGATTAGGAAGTTTGGGACCGATACCTATACGTGGTGTGCCATCAATCTTAGATCCAGTACAAACATCTTGATTAACATCAAAGAAGTTGTCTACAATAACACTTTCTATTGTAGATCCTGCTGTCTTTTTGGTCTTTACAAATATGAACTTGTTACTGTGCGAGACTAGCATTCTTAATATGATCCCATGCTGTACCATTCTTTATCTCATCATACGTCCATTGACAGTATGCGAGGTCATTTAACCACTGTTGCCTATCTGGCATCTTATGTACTTTATCAATTTCAGAAAGATGATGTGCTGCTATTGGTGTTGCCATTGATCCCGGTGACATTGGATAGACTGGTACTCCGTAACATGCTGCCTCTGTTAATGCATTGGACGTCCAACCAACTACAGCATGCGCATCATCCAGATCTTTTTGAAGATACTTACCACCATTAAGACCTTCCGAGCCTTGGTTTTTGGACCAATAAACATCGGGAAACATCTCTATAATCTCTGGCACCATATGAGCATCAAAGAAGTTTGAGTACATTCCGTGCTTTGGATGAGGACGAATTACAATTGGTAGGTCAGTAGCTTGTCTAATAAGAGTAATGCAGTTGTGCAACCACTTAAAGTAAGATCCATACATTTGGATCATTCGGATAAGGCTAGTATCAATAACATGCTGAAGTACAACCAAGATATACTCGCCCTTCTTGTCACGCCATGGCTTAATCTCTATGTCGTGTTCTTTCTGAATGCGATTCCATCTGTCTGGTCTATTACCCATTGGACCAAATTCGGCTTCGTTCCATAAAAAGCTGTTCCACGAAAACCTAAAATACTTTTTATAGAAATCATCATTTACATTTTGTCTGAATACAGCAGACTCAAATACAATAGATGGTTTCAGCGAACGGTTTATATAATTGTAGAAAGGTTCACGGAAAGGTTCTTTAACATGATATGGGTGCTGTATGTTGATTTGCACGTACGCATCAGCATCTTGATGAAATTCCATATCACCAAAAGGAACTTCTACAAAGGGCTCGCACTGTGGAGTCGGATGTTTGTACATCTTCTTCCAATCACTAAAGAACACAATCTTATTCATAAATGCTTACTGTGGATCTTACAACCAATGAACTCGTTGTAGTAATCATCCCTCAAAAGTACGTCAAAGTCAAACTGTAATTTGGCCTCGTAATACGTACACTCACCTTTAGTCTTACACAAGCGAAGAATATCTCTTTGGAAGTTATCTTCTCCGTGCTGTTCAACTAACAACTTTACCTCTTCGCTAGAGCCAAAGTACTTCATCCAATCCGATTCTTTCTTTACCGTACGCTTACGTTTCTTTCCTTTAAGCGGAGGTAGTTTCTTAGTAGACCAGAACCACTTCTTTCCAATATATTTTTTTCCATTCTGTAAATTAGTTATCTGGTATACGAACCCGATATTGTCACCTATCATATCAGATGTAAATGGCTGGCCCTGGTAGGTCCAGCTTGACATTTAATCTTCCTCGAAATCTAACTCTTCTAAATCATCTTCAACATAAAACTGATCAAGCTGCGTACCGCAGAAAGGACAAAACGTTGGGTCCTCTGTACCTATACCAAACTGATCATCATCATAACTTACACTATACTCTGCTCCACAGTTACCACATTCAGAGCTAGTAGTTATTTTACTCATAGAGACATTCCCGCAAATGTGTTTTCGTTGACGTCTTTTTTGACTCCACCAACAACATACGATGTGATCTCAGTCTCCTGTGGTGCTACTTGTACTTCACTGCCACTTATCCACTTCTGCGTCCACGGTAATGGATTAGCTTGCTCAACCTTGTATGGAGACTTGTATCCGATAGCATGCATTCTCTTGCTAGCTATCCACTCAACATAGTCTCCAAGTAGTTGTGCATTCAAGCCAATCATTGATCCGTCTTTAAACAAATACTCAGCCCATTTCTTTTCTTGTTGTACGACACTATCGAATAGATCAATTACTTGTTGTTCGCTTTGTTCTCTTATCGCTGCAAACTCCTTGTCGTCTCTCGCAAGGAGCTTTAGCATCTGTTGTGTTGATGCTAGGTGTACATTCTCATCCCTAGCAATAAACTTAATAATCTTTGCGTTACCTTCCATCTTCTTCAGCTCAGCAAATGCCCAGCTACAAGCAAACGAAACATAGAAACGAATACCTTCTAGTGCATTGACTGCATTGAGAGCCATCCAAAGGTTTTGTTTGTTTGGCTGCTTAATCACTAGATCGTAGTACTTGCTGATGTCCTTTGCACAGTCAACAATCTCTTGTATGTCAAGTAGATTATCGAACACTTCGCTTGGGTTACTGTAAATGTTTCGAATAATGTGGGTGTAGGAGCGAGAGTGAATAGTCTCACTAAACGTCCAGGTGACCAGCCAGTTCTCCAACTCAGGTAGTGAGCAGATTGGCATAAAAGCCTCAGATGGAGCTCTACCCTGCACACTATCGAGAAGGATTTGTCTCTTTAAATTAGACGTAAAGATATGTTGCTCGTGCTCGGACAAGCTACGAAAGTCTTTGCTGTCTCTACCAATATCTACTTCCTCTGGTCTCCAAAAAAAGCCAAGTTGTTTCTCTGTAAGTGTGTCAAATGTTTTGTATCTTAGATTCTCATAACGAGCAATGTTAACTGGTGCACCAAAAAACATTGGTTGGCTGACATTGTCAACCTTTTTAGTATCAAAAACAGATCGCATTGTTGCTCCTAAATCTTGCAGCTCTCGCAGTCATCTTCTTCTGGTAGAGGCTGCCCTTCGTATGAGTGTGCTGGTGGTTCCATTTCATCGGTCGCACCATCGTATGTGTTAAAGTAGTAAAGTTGCTTACCACCATACTTGTAAAACATTACAAGGTGTCTTAACATCTCACTCAACGGAATCTTCTCCTCATCATAGTGCTGAGGATTATACGATGTGTTAACAGATATGCCCTGATCGATATACTTTTGCAGTACAGCCATAATCTTTAAGTATCCTTCTGGAGACTTTTG